TTCCAAGGTGAACGGATCGCCGGCCGTGTGAACGTCCCATGTAGTGCTGCTGTTTCTAATGTCGGAAGCGCTGGGGGTGACGTTTTCGCCTGAGTAAGTCTCAAGCGCTGCACCATAAATCTGGTGCTGGATTGTCTCAGTGATCGTTTGGGTTGTGGTCGTTGTGCTCTGCATCGAGCCGGTGGACCACGTTGGCGTCACTGTTTGAGCTGCAGCTGGGGCCGCGGCGATAATCACCGCGAGAGCTAGAAACCGTGTCATTTCTGGGCCTCTTTGTCTTGAACTTTAGTTTCGTCTTTCTTCTTTCGGTTGCTGCCGACAGCCAAGCCGAAGCTTGCGGCAGTGCCGCTCAGAATCGACGCCGGGTAGGTCGGATCCAGCGATTGCTTAAAAATTCCTAAATAATTGGCAGTGAGAATCGCCATAGCCCAACCAAGCAAAACGATTTTGACCACATCGCCCAGCCGCGAGTTGTGCTCCTGTTCTTGCTTTTCCTCAGTTGCCATAATGAGAAGAGCCTTGAGGTGCTGTGGTTGAGCTTGCGGCGGCTGTGACTGGTGCCGCGTTATCCGGGCTGTTTTTCAGCCTCAACGGCCATGGCAAGCGCACGGCGCAAGACCGCGACTGCTTAGTTCGGCTTAGCTCTAGCGTAGATAGCATCAGCAAGCAACTCGAAGAGCTGCACAAAGATCTGCGCACTGATCGCGTAGAGATTTTCAGCAGGCTGAATGCAGCAGAGCAAGCGATTGCTCGATTGGAAGGCGCCAGAAACCAGCTCTAAACTTTATGCAAAAGATCTAGGGCGATGCTTGCTGTACTTCGGCCAATCATTTTCAGTTTTATCAAGACCGACGGCGTGAAGCGCCTGGTGGTGGATTTGCTCCGCGCTTACGCAAAGACCACTGAGAACAGGGTGGATGACAATTTGGTGGATTGGGTTGAAAAAGCCCTTTGGCCAGCTAAAGACTGATCGTGCTTGATTGGTTGGTGCCTGTGGTCCTTCAGCTGAACCAGTTCTTTGAACGTTTCAGCGGTCAGCCGCACCAGCTGGCTGCGATCCAACAGCTGCAAGAGGACATGCCCGAAGAACTGCTTCGCGAGGATGCGGCGTGGTTTGAACTGTGGCGTGCTTCAGGCAAAGACCGCACTAAATGGAATTACGCGCCGTACTACAAGCAACTGGATCTGCCTAATGGCGAAAATCAGTGCGTCACCTCGACGATGGCGATGCTGGCCGCCACCTATGCGCTGGTGGCTGATCAGTGGGAATATTTCCAAGTGCGCCAAAAGCACGGCCCAAGCGAATTAATCGCAAGCCACGTTTGGGCGATGGAAGAACTGGGCGCAAAGGTTGAGTTCATTCGAGACGGCTCAGCGGATCTGCTGCTTGAAGAGGTGCGCGCTGGGCGACCTGTTGCCGTTGGTTTTCTGCACAAGGGCGACATCACAACCGGAAGGCCACCTGAGGGTTTTGGACACTGGGCGTTAGTGATTGGCGCTAAAGAAGGCGACTATTTGGTGTTGCATGATCCGCGCGGTGAATATGACATGGGCACCGGCCAGCTAATCAGCAGCAACGGTTTCGCAGTTCGTTACGACTGGGAAGATTTTATGCATCGTTGGGAAGTAGAAGGCCCTGGCAATGGCTGGGCGATTCTCATTGATGACCTATCGCTCTAGTCTGCGCTGGTTGATATCTGACTAAATGCTGCTCCCTGATCATGAGATCCAGCGGCTGTGCCAACAGCACGCGATGGTGACGCCGTTTGACCCTGAACAGCTCAACCCGGCGAGCTATGACGTGTCGCTCGGCACCCGGATCATGATCGAGGTGCCAGGCACTCCGGAGCTGCAGCTGGTGGATCTGATCGGCCACACCGAAGAGGATCCGTACCTAATCCAGCCGGGCGAGTTTTTCCTGGCTGAAACCCGCGAGATTTTCAACCTGCCCGATCACGTCGGCGCGCAGTTTGTCCTCAAATCGAGCCGGGCGCGTGAAGGTTGGGACCACGCTGAAGCTGGCTGGTGCGATCCGGGCTGGTTTGGAAGCCGCCTGACGATGGAGATCTGCAACCAGCGGAAACTGCATCCACTCGGCATTTGGCCTGGCCTGAAGATGGGCCAGATGAAATTCCTGCTGGTCAACGGGACCGTGGACCGGAGCTACGCGCAGACTGGTCGCTATAACGCCGACCTGGGCGTTACCGCCAGTAAGGGCTAACGTCCGACTGGCGGAGGAGAGCAAACGACCCGGCCTAGCCAACCGGGTTTTTTATTGCATCATGATCGCCGGGTTTTTCAGCGGTGCCATGCGCTGCCGCAGCACCTTGCCGGGCGCTTCTGCTGGATCATCTAGCTGCAGCATGGTGAAACTGTCGCAGCCGTGTTTTTCGGCCCACCAGCTTGCTGCCTTGTGGGTGTCAAAAGGGCCGACGTGCCAGGGGCCGACCTTGAGGATGTATTGCATGGCGCGAGACTAGGGGCGGTCGCCCGCCCCGTCTAGATCAGGCCATCATTTGCTCGATGGTGAAAGCCAGGTCGGCGTCGCGGTTGCAAGCCTCATCGATGGCGGCGTCGAGGCAGGAGTTGTAGACCTCTTCAGCAATCAGGCCGCGGATGACTTCCAGCAGGTCAGCAGTGTCGAGGGTGGCGAGCTTGGCGGTGAAGATGGCGAGCATTGGTCGGTTCCGTTGATGCAATAACTATACACCACGGACGGGGCAACATGACGACAGGGCGTTAAGCGATCCCGAAAAAAGCCGGAAAAACAGGCCGCTTGTGTGCCGCCCGCTACCGTGAGCCAAGCGGCGGGCAGCCCATGCGGGCGTTCTATGTAGAGATTTCCGCCAAGCTGATCTATCGCTCCGACAGCGAACCTGAGGATCTGCCGGAAGACATCTACAGCCAGATCAGCGAGTTCATCCCGAACGATGACGACATCATCGGTATCGAGGTGCAGGCTTTGCCCCTTCCAGCGGATCTAGGTGGAACAACACCACATTGATGAAACGCGCCTAGTGACACGGCGCAGCGCCCGAGATCAGATCCATCTGGCTTGGAACTACCGCTGCGCATACTGCGACGATCCACTGGGGCGATCACCAACCTTGGATCACGTTGTTCCCAAGGTCCAAGGCGGCCTCACTGTCCGCGAGAACTTGGTGAGCTGCTGTCTTGCCTGCAACTCCAGCAAAGGCCACAAGGAATGGCTGGACTGGTATCGAGGGCAAGACTTTTGGACGACGCTTGGCGAGTGGGCGATTGCTTGCTGGATCAATGGCGAGGGCTAAACTCTGCCAGCAAACTTTTATTGAGGAATCTCTAAGCGTCCGCCGACGGCAGGCGACGGTAAGGAGGTTACTGCTCCGGTAAGCCCTCCACCTGCCAAATTATTTAGCCAGCAGTTCGTCCAGGTACATCTCAGCCTGCCAGAGATCCGACGAATACCGGCAGTAACCATGCGCGCAACTGCGGTAGTAGATCTCCATGCCTTCGCGGAACAGCGTTTCGATGTAGCCGCCGTCTCGATCAGTCCGGCTGACGATCTCCAAAGGATTCATAGAACTCGCACTGGGCTGCATAGCGGCCACCGCTTCTCTTGGATTCTGGCAAGCTCAACGCGCACAAATAACGCTGGGTGTCCCATTGCGCGCAATCCCAGCACATGCGGGCGCTGCCAGCTGGGCGCATACGCCGAGCAGCCGCCCAAAACATCTCCTGCGCCTTAGGCAATGCTTTCGACAGCGTGATTGCTCCGGTGTCCGCTTCAAACTGGTGTTCAGGCCGTGGGCCAAGAATCACCCGCGCGTGCCAGGTTTTGTCTGCCCGATCGCAGAGCAACAGCAGGCGGCCACCGTGTAGGCGAATCATTCAGCCTCGCCGGCAGATGGCTGGTGATAAATCCGTTCCAGTCGCATCGACTCTGATTCGTTTTCTTCGGTCGGCTGCAACTGGGCGTCACGGGTGTTGGCTGCGACAAACACCATCGGCCAGTCGATTTGCTTGATTGCAACCAGGCTGGTGCGTGGGCTCTTGACCAGAACCCACATCGCAAGGCGTTCAATCAGGCTCAGGCCGGGCAGCTTCATCATTCGCCAAGTTTGGCTATGAGTCGGTCTAGATACCAGCGGCATTTCAGCGCATTTTCAAGTGGGTCATTTTTCAGCCAAAGCCGCATCAGGTATTTGATGGCTGAGCCGTGGCAATACGCGGTAGGCATGTCAGGCGCATCCTGAATTGCGCTCTCGATGATTTCAATCGTTTCGACCGGCCCGCGGTTGTAGTGGGCCGGGTGGTTCACGTTGTCAGTCATCAAGCCAGGCCCACAGGCGTCGATTAACTATGTGCGAGACATGCTCGCGGCACACGCCAAACTCGCAGCACAGCTGAATGGTGGTCCATCCGTTGCGGCGTAGTTCGCGCATTCTGCGGACTTGATCAGCTGTCAGCTTGGCCGCCGGATTGTCGGTGCCAGTTTTGAACCGGCGCCCTTCTGGCATTGCTCGCTTCATTTCCACTTACCCAGTAGTTCAGCGCGGCAGACCTGAATGGCCTGTTGAGCCTGTTTTTGGGTCATTACTGACTCAGTGGCGTCCATAGCCTTACCAACCTTGCGCAGTAGCTCCGCATAGTCCGTATCTCGGAAATTCGCGGCAATGTCGGCGCAGAACTCTTCCCACAATCCGGTGTAGGTCCCGCAGGTACGGCCGCTCTTGGCATAGAGCGAATCCATCATGTCGGCGCGTTGCTGGTCGAGTTGACGTGAGTTCATGGCTCGATGAGTTCCATCAATCGGTTTAGTTCGGCGCAAAGCTGTTCGCGGTTGCGAATGCCGTTTGTTCCGCGCAGCTGCTCGATGCGGATGCGAATCAGCAGTCGCACGCGGTCACGCTCTTGAGCTTGCCCAGCTTTGAACGTGTTGCTGCCTTCCAGCAGCCTATAGAGCCTTTCGCGGTGAGGTTCGTTCATGCCAGCTCCACATCGCAGGATGGCCAACGGTTTTGCGCATACTTGATCGCAGCGCTTTTGCTTTCGGCGCGAGTGATCCAGGTAAGCGGCTGAGCGCCTTTCGGGTAGACGATCAGCTTGAACTCTTTTGTTCGACTGCCAGCTTTTGGACGGCTGACGCCTTCGCCGTAGCACCCTTCTGGTGTGTCTGCCCATTGGAGCAGTGCGCCTTTAATTTCAGCCATTTTTGATCAAGTGATTGTCGTTGTCGGGGTTCAGCCAGCGGATCTCGTCCCAATACTCGATCCAGCCGTCAAAGGCTTCAGCTTTGGCACGCTGAAAGTTTTCAGCCCTAATGCACTCACGCACCTGGGCGCTGGGAATGAAGAAGTAGTAGCAGCGTTCAGTCATAACGGGGATAGCGTTGAGTGGAATCGGGCCTGTTGCTGGCGAAGTCATAGACGTGCAGCCAAGCGGACGCGGTGCGTGCTTTGGCGGCGTCATCAAGGTTCTGAAATGAACCGAGGTACTGGCGGTCGCCGTAGAGGTTCAAATAGGCCAGATAGCGACCCTTCACTGAGTCCCAAACAATGTCGGGCTCGTCAGTCATGCCGGACGTACTCCTGGGTGCCGGAGTGGGTGGAACCGTGATGGGCAGCGGCGTCGAGGCCGATAACGGCAAAGGTGCCTGCAGCGATTAGCAGGCAGAGAAGGTTGGCGAGTTTGTTGTTCATAACCGAAAAGGGATTAAGTAATGCCCCGAAACCTGTCGGGGCCTTGCGTTTCAGGCGTTCAGGGCGTGCAGATCAAAGATCTGGACTTCCCAAGCGCGGGGGTTGATGAGCATCGACAGCTCTTCCTGCAGGCGCACGCGGCCCTCAAGCTTGTCTTGGGCAAAGAACCCGGCATGGATGCCCTCGGGGCCGGTGGTGCCGGGCTTGCGGATGATGACTTGGAAGCGAGCGGCGGGCATGGCTGGCGATGCGGTGGAGGTCCGTTGCCTCCGATGGACAAACAATACACCACCCACGGAGCACATGCAAGGGCTGTTGCTTTGCTTTACACAGCCCCGTCGCCAACGGCCAAACTCACCGGAACGCGCAGCACTGGCTTGCTTTGACCCGTAGGCCCAACATGCCCCCAGCCCACAACTGCCTGGCTGACGCTTAGCTCAACCGTGAACCACGCATGGTTGCATGTCTGGCATTTGCGCTTGCGCGTCACGCATTCCGACTGGTGCCCGTTGGTGACCGTTGTCCGCAGCTCGCTGCTGCCGCACTTGGGGCAATCCATTGCCGCTATCGTTGGTTGTACCCCACCAATAGCACACAATGAACTTTGGTGAGTGGATGGCGGTAGATCTACCTACCGAGCAGCAGTTTGAAATTGAAAAGCAAGCCCGCAAACTTCTAGACAGCGATGACGCCGGCATTTACGCCGCAGCGCTGCTGAAACAGTGCTGCTATCAGCAGCAGCTGCTTCAACAGGCCGTCAACGAAATCGCTCGCCTCGAATGCGAGCTGATGTGATCAGAACAAATCGCCGCTGGTGTCTACATCGACCACCTGGCCATCGAATGCCTTGGCAATGGTGTTGGCGGTTTGCTCGATACGGCTGCCAGGATCCACCCAGTCGCGGGGAGGCTGGCCAACAGCGCTGATGTAGTTCAGCCCCGACTTCGCCGTTTTCTTCCAGCCGCTAATCGGCACCTGCACTGCGCCGTACTGGTCCGGCGCCTGGCTCATCACAAAGCGGCAGAGCGCGTCCAGCTCCTCCACCTTGATGTTCATCATTCCTGAGAAATCAATCTTGCTGTCGGGCTTGGTGCTCTTAAAGATGCTCAGGTTCAGCTTGAAGCTCATTGGTTGTTGTGGGTGATGGTGTTGGCCTGTTCGTATTGCTCCACCTCGGCCAGTGGGTAGAGCACGCTGCCGGGTGTCTGGAAATAGCCCGGCCCCTCGCCCTTGTCTCGCCAACGTTTGAGAGTCGCGGTATGCACGCCCCAGCGATCGGCCAGCTTCGTTGGCGTCAGGTAGTTAGAAGAGGTCGTCATTGCTTGTGGGTTGTTCTGCCACCTTGGCGTTCAAGTCCGCAACAGGCGATGAGACTGCGACCTCTTCAATGTCGATCGCTTCCTCTTGCGTGTGAATGATGCCCACCAGCAGCTCGGGCACAAACAGCCGGCCCCACATTGCAGCCGAGCGATAACGAATCATCAGCTCGGGCATTGTGCGCCACTTGCTGCCGCTCTTGGTAGCCCAGCCCTCAGCCTTGGCCATTGCCATGGTGACCGTCGGACCCGTCAGATCCTTGCCGGTCGATTTTTCCTTGGCCACGGCAAAGCAGGCCAGATCGTCACCCTTACCGCTCATCTCATACCGCAGAGGCTCAAACCGTCCACAGCCATTGATCAGGGCAATGATGAACTGGCTGGACCAGCTCGGGCGGCCGTGGATGATATGCAGATTCTGCATAACCTGCAGCGGGCTAAGCCCCATCCGGCCTGCAATCTCTAAGGCGACCAACGTATTGGCCAGCCCCTGCTGCCCTTGGAACTGCTGAGGCACCAAGCTGCTGCTAGCCAATGCCTTGGCGATCCGCTGCGCATCCTCAAACGCTTGGATCCCGCCAAAGACGTTGCCCGAGGTGGTGGTTGTTAGTGCGTTGTTCTGGTCCATCAAAATCCCTCAATCTCGTCGGTGGTCACGGGCGCGGTTGTGCCCTTCTTTGCCCAGTCGGGCAGTGTGAGCGTTTCGATGCCGTCGCTGTAGCTGGGCCAGCGGTCAGCCTCACGGCAGTCGGCGAGCTTCTGCAGATCGCGCTGGCACTGTTGCCATCCGTGATCGATCAGCTCTTCATCTGCGGCGTAGACCCCAACGCCATAAGGCGCGTCTGTCTCGACCGCGATGAACACAAACGCCTCAGGCCGTACGCCGGTGCTTTGCTCGATGCCGTGCAGATACCAGGCCGCCTGCACCCCGTAGCGGAAGTTCATCACGCTATGGCGAAACCCTCTCGGGCTTGCGTCGCGCGTGCTCTTTAGGTCCACGGCGATCTTGCCGTCATCACTCAGCCAGTCCGGCCGGCACTTGCACTGGAGCCCAGTTGCAGAATCGCGCCACATGTGCGTCGTCTCTGCCTTGCCTTCCATGCCAAGCAGCATCGCCGCAGCTGGGTGCTTCCACACAGCCCGGCCCATGTGCTGCACCGTCTCGCCCTCGTCAGCAGTCAGCACCTGTTTGCCCTGAGCTAGCGCCTGGAACTGAGACCAGGTTTCCTTGCCTGCCTTGGTGCGGCGGTCAATGCCAGCTGGTGCCACGGCCCACTCCTCATCCCATTTGCTGAGTTCCAGCGTGTGGGTGTGGAACGCACTGCCCAAGCGCATTGATGGGGTCGGTTCTGGGATCACCCGCTTGGGGTCCACATACCGCGCCCAGTAATGCAGCGGGCTGCGGGCGATCTTGTCTAGGTGGCTTTTGCTGATGGCTGGATGCGCGTGATATTCCGCGTTGTCCATAAATGCAGGCGAACCGCCGTATTGTGCGCGAACTGACCAAGCGCGTCAACATGCAGCTGCGCCCATACCAGGCCCAGGCCATCGACGATCTGCGCAATGCCTATCGCTCCGGTAGCCGTGCGCCTCTCCTATGCCTGCCCACTGGCGGCGGCAAGACCGTGATTTTCACTGCCATCGCTGAGGCAGCGGCACGCAAGGGCAGCAACGTTCTGATCTTGGTACATCGCCGCGAACTGCTACGTCAGGCCAGCAACAAACTGCGCGCGGTTGGCTTGCACCACTCCACCATCGCCGCAGGGCTGCCGATCACATCCGATCAGGTTCAGGTCGCCTCAGTCCAGACCCTGGTCCGCCGCCTGTCCCGTTTCGACTGGCAGCCGCACCTGATAATCATTGACGAGGCCCACCATGCTGTCGCCGGCAGCTGGGGCAAAATCCTTGACCACTGGCCCAATGCCCATCGCCTGGGCGTATCCGCCACACCATGCCGACTAGATGGCCGCGGCCTGGGCAATGCCTTTGATGACCTGGTGCTAGGTCCAGCCGTTGCAGATCTCACCAAATCCGGCTACCTGGCAGATGCGCGTATCTACGCGCCGCCAGTCGTTGCTGACCTGCGCAACCTCCACACACGCGCAGGCGATTACGCGACAGATGAGGCCGCCGATGCCATGAACCGGCCCACAGTCACCGGCGACGCAGTGGCCCACTATCAACGCCTGGCATCAGGCCAGCCCGCCATCGCCTTCTGCTGCAACACCAAGCACGCCTCAGCTGTAGCCGCTGAGTTCCGCGCTGCAGGCATTCAGGCCGAAACGCTGCTTGGAACAAACAAGCCAGAAGAGCGCGACAAGCTTGTGGCCGACCTCGGCTCAGGTGCGCTCCAGGTGCTCGTCACCGTTGACGTTGTTTCCGAGGGCTTCGACTGCCCCGGCGCATCGGTTGCCATCCTGCTGCGGCCTACTAAATCTGAATCGCTGTACCTGCAGCAAGTCGGCCGAGTGCT